TTTTTGTTAGGTATGCAGTCAATTCGTCTTTCAGGATTGCCTCTTGCCGGCCGGCATCGAACAGCGCGCCCTCAATCCTGAACTTGAATTCCATTAGCGATACCGCCGAGGATGTGTCACGAAGTCCGTGCCACCTTGTAGGCTGGCATCCCAATTGACCGAGCCGCCAGCAGGCTTCACGGTCTCATCTTTCTCGCCGCTGATCTGGCTGGCATAATCCTTTTCGTACTTGTCGGCGAGGCTCGTATACTCCTGAGATTTCGTTCGGTAGTTCACCACGTCGGCCCCTATGGTGGAGTCGGAGGTTTGTGCGTAGAGCCCCGCTAGGGCGCGACAACACAATGCGGCAGACAGCTTGGCGACAGCATCGACATCCGTCAACAGCACATCGGCCTCGACTTCCCGCCGCGTCGTATACCGGATGCGCATCGTCTTGCCTGTGCCAGGCGTGGTCTCATCGAGCAGGAGCTTCTTCGTGGTCGCATCGGTGAAATCAATCCTGATCTCACGCGGGTCAAGGAAGGTCTGCGGCCGGTCGCCGGTCGGATATTCGAGTGAGACCACCGATGAGAAGCCCTCGACCCAACCATAGTAGGCTGGGGAGCCTGTCGCTGGTGGTAACGTAAAGGCATAAGTTGACCCATCCCCCGCGTAATCCTTGACCTTGACCAGCGGACGATCAGCCGAGTACCGCCCCTTGATCGCTTGTGCAATGAGCGTATCATAATCCGCATAGTCAACGAGCTTCCCAGCCTTATCGTTGGTTAGGAGTTTAACTATTGGCTGTATGACTGCGAATGCGGTAGGCACCTAGAACGACTCCTTCATCATGCAATACTCTGCACCATTACTGAGACGCACGCTGACGTTTGACGAACTGTGAGAAAATGCGACGATCTCGTCAGGAGAATTGAGCAGGTGCGCCGTGAAGAGGCGGTGCCACGTCCGCTGGAACCAACAGGAGGCATACACGTGTGCAACCGGAGAGGGCTGGAGGGGGGCCGCCGAAGCGACCTCCCCTCCCTTGTCGGGATCGCCCGTCAACACATCCTGCACGTCCCTGTCTGCCCTACGTGCTTTTGCCGGTGGCACTGTGGCAGTAGAAGGCACCACTCGCTGTTGCTGAGTCGCCATTAGTTCGCCTCGTACTCCACTTCGACGAGATGGTCAGGCAACAGGAGCCCAGTGCCGAACTTCGTCCGCTGAATTTCTAAGACGGCATCCTGCGCCAGTTCATAGGGGCTCGCGGGCGCGTACAGGTCGATCCGGTCAGATTTGACGCTATCAGTCCCGCTGACGTGCATACGGGTTGCCAGGGCCGTGGTACCCAAGCCGTCAGTGCCACGGTAGTAGAGTGTGAGATAAGCAGTATTGGTGTCTGCGCCGGTCACATTATCGCCAGGGACAATTCGTACCTTGCGGACCTTACAGGCGAATGGGGCCCGAAAGACCGGGTGCCCACTGGTCGCCGTGGCGGCTGCGCCTGACGGCACATACCCATTTGCAAACAGCGGCCCCCCAACCTCAGCCATCGCTCCATCAGATCGCTTTCCCATCTACGTCTCTCCTTTCATCAGCGGGTGGCCCCCACTCGGAGACCACCCGCATCGAGTGATCAGTGAGTGTTAGGCGTTGCCCTGTACGAAGGCCCGGTAGTCAAGCACCGTACCGCTGTACACGTGGCGGATTTTATAGGTGATCTTGTCTGCCGAGAACCGTGAGCCGTTGCGCTCATCGTCCTGCACGAACAACTCCGGCTCCTGCTGGCCGCCCAAGAAGCCGACTTCGATGGTCGGAATCTCTTGAGGATCAGCGATCAGGATGTACCGAGTCGTGCTGGTGTCAAAGTTCGCAACATGGAAGGGCTCAGCATTGCCCTGCCAGGACTTGTACTTGCCCTTGAACATATTCGGCGTGGTGGCATCCTCTCCGCTGATGACAGCAGTATCGCCGGTCAGGAGCTTCCACGCATCATCACGCCGCGCCCGCACGGTCAAGAAGTAACGCGGGGTCAGTCCGAGGTTGTTCGTCGCTTCACCGTAGGCCGCCTGCGCCAACATGGCGTTCTCGGCAATCAGCAGGTTTCCGGCGGTGATCAACGTATTCGTGAATGTGTTGCTATGGTTCGCGTGGAACAGCGTATCGCCATCGTAGACGGTAGGGTTGGCGATGATAAGGTCGTTCATCACGAACCGATACAGCGTGATCTTCGCGGCTCGTGCGAGCGCCATTGGGATTCTGCGGATGGCTCCAATGTCGTCATTCAGCACGTCTTCCCACGTGAGGTCTTCCGTGCCGCCGCGCTTGCTTGGGGTGAAGGTCGCTTCCTCGTCACCCGGCGAGGTCAGTGGCTGATAGGCCGCGCCCTGTGAGACCGCAGGCAGGACACCGTACCCACCGATCCTCACGCGCCGCTGAGTCCTGAAGTCTTTCGGACTACTGATCTCTGAGACGATAGACCGCCAGGCATCGAATTGTGAAGACTGGTTGTAGTCACGCACCAGCTTGCGGGTGATACTGTCGCCGAAAACCTGGCCCCAGTCAGTCGTGACGATGGACTCAGTGAGCCGCCGTCCGCTGGAATCGTAATCCCGCTCACCTAGACACTCGCGGAAGATCGCGCGGTTGTCGAGATCGAAATAGTTCTTCCCAGTGATCTTGCAATAGGCTTCGTGTAGCGAGGTGAAGCGCGGGACGCTGTTCATATTCTGGCCCTCGAACAGTCCGTCCATCGCGTGAATCACCATCTTCTCGCGCTCATCTTGCGTGACGGTTGCCACCCCACCAAGACCAGAGACCTTGCCGCTCTGCGAGGCTTCTGCGAGGATCGTCACCTGCTCATCAGCCACAGCCTTGATCTGCTCATCGGTGTAGGTCTTGCCATTCTCCGCGCCCTCCAGCAAGCGAGCCTCAACGGCAGTCTTTGCCTTGGGATAGCTGGCAATGGCATGGACGGCAAGGCTTTCGCGGATATGCTGCTTCGCGGTCAATATCGCTTCGCGCTGCTCCATCTTGGCGATGCGGTCCTCAGCCTCGGTCAATCGCTTCACGTCAACGATAGGCTCCGGCTTCGGTTCAGGCTTTGCGGCCATGGCCTCTCTGAGCACGGTCTCCAGTTTCTCCTCAGTCCATCCACCATCCGGTGGACTCGCTACCAATACAGGGTTGATCTTGCGAATCATTTCGAGCAATCGGTCCATTCCGTCATCCTCCTTTTGCGGCCCGTCGGCTGACGCCACGAGGCGCATGAGTTCCCCGCCCGCTGCGGGGTCGGTCACCACATCGGTTGAATAGGGGGTCTGGATATCCGCTACCCAGGCCGCCCTCCGGCCCTCGACTAGACGGGGCTCTTCACGTCCAGGCGCGTCAATACTGAACCCGAGCAGGTCGCGCTTGCCCTTGTCCCAGGCTTCCTTGAGTTTCGTTCTGAGTGGTTGGTCTATACAGGTAAACGTCGCACAGATGCCCTTGTCGTAGGACGGCGCGGAGAACCAGCCCACCACATCCTGAGCCCGGCGCTGCGAGGGGTCGCTCACATGCGGCCCGCTGTTGTGTGCGAAGGCGCGGACCCCCTCGAAGCGCGGAGCGGCTTCCTTGAGCGTGCTTTCCGGATAGTAGCGAGGCAGCTTGAGCGCGGCGCTACGGTTCTTTGACCATCCCGGCGCAATGAGTCGAACCATCCATTCGCTGCCGTCGTTGGATTTTGATTCGAGCAGGTGCGCACCTTCCGCCCCACTGGTCACAGACTCTTGCATCGGCTTATACGTCACCTTCTGCTCAACCTTAACCGGCTCGCCGAAGATAATCTGTCCGTCTGACTCGGTATAGGGGATGCGGTAACACTCATTGCCCTTGGTCACAATTAGGTGATCCTCATGAGTCTCTTCCACGTAGCCATTGTCGGTCACGGTTGGTTGAAGATTGCTCTGCGGCTTGAGCGCGTAGTACGCATCCCGGACTTTGCTCATCTTGCCTTCCATGGAGTCCGGCGACGCCATCATCTCCTGCATCTTCCCGTTGTATGCTCGCTTCATTGCTGATACCTCCGGGCGCTCCTTCGGACTTCGGCGCAAGGTCTGAAGTTTGCCCTTCATGGCGTCGTGTCCGTCCATCAGCTCATCGATCAGGTCCAGTTCAGCTTTGGTATGCGCTGCTCCCGCTTCGGTTAAGCGTTGCCGATACTGGCCGTACCATCGGCCAACCTCTTCAGGGTGCGCCGACTCCTTGAGGATGTGCGCTGGAATATCGGCTTCTTCAACCTCAAGCGATTTGTAGAGCTTGACAAGCTTCGCCTTGACGGCTTTCAGATCATCGGAAGGGATGTCGGCCTGCTGGCCTCGAAAGCCACCCGGTGAGAGTGCAGCCGCGGCAGCACCAAGTTGCGCTTTTGTCACCTTGTCATCAGGCGAGGCCCACGTTCTGAGGACCCACGTTGAGGGGCCTTCAGGCGTGTACAGGAACGCCTCTTTGGGGTACTCTTTCCCATCGATTGTCTTTGTTTCCATCTCACCTCCACCACAAAAGAAAACGCCGCCAGGATCGCTCCCAACGGCGCTCAATGGCGTTCTCTACGTGGGCGTGTTGTTAGCCTTCAGGTCCGAAGGCCGGGATCGTGCGACATCGGCAGTTAATCGTGTCCTCGGCCTCTCCCTGCGGATCGACGGGAAACCGCAAGCCAGGCGCAAACTCTTCTCCCACCTTCACGATCATCCCATTTAGGTCGGCATGACTCTGCCGGACTCGCCCGTCCCCTGCCGTTACCCATTCGTGGTATTCTACGCCATGCTGAGCGGCGTCTTGCGAGCGGCTATAGTTCGCCAGATTGTAGGCCCTGAGCATTTCCGTCCGGCTTATCATCTCAGCCCGATAGGCAATCCCATCTGCTACGAACTTCAAGTTGCCCTTCGCGCCGATTGCGGCCTTTGACCCCAGCAGGTCCGTCACCCCGCGCATGGTCTCGAACATCGTCTGCCCGCCCAACATGCCACGGCTGATCTCAGTGCTGATTTTTGCCACGGTCTCCGCCGAAAGCTTTGTGACCAGATCGGCACTGAGCCCTTGGGCAATCTCTAGTTGCCGGGTGTCAAGGATGAACGGCGCGGACCCCATCTCTGCGGCCTGCATCCCTTGGCTCATGGCATCGGACCCGAGCGCCCATGCGGCGTCGATCCGCTGGGCAAGATCAACTTGGTAGTGTGCGGCGAAATCCTTGCCCAACTGGTCAAGTGCCGTCCGCAATCGCGGCAACTGAAAGGCATCGAACCCGGAGGCTGAGGTAAGCTCCAAGGCAACGGATTTCCGCAAGTCCTCCAACAAGTCC